CCCGGCATGGTGCCGGGGTGCTGCGTCGTAACAACGCGGCGCTGCCCAATTATGGGTGCACTTAAATTGGAACCATCAGATGGAACCCATTATCACCTCAACAACTGAAGACAAGGCTCTGACATTCAGGGCTACTGGCCCTGGTGTTACTGCCGCGTCTGGAAGACGTGTGGTGACAACGGTTACCCGGCGTGAGAGCTTTCGTACGCCTCATTATTTTAAGCGTAAAGCACGTGGCGAAATTTTGCCCGTCAATCCGCTTTATGAGGTCGGCACTAGGCTCCTCGCCAAAGATGGTTCTATGACTGCTGTTGTATCGGGGGGTGTTCCTTACCAAATGGAAGGTAACATTCCGCTGTTTTGCGCCTTGGGGGGACATGTCCCCTCCTGGAGCGAAGTAGCGGAACCACCGACACTCGACAGTTCGCTCGCTAATTCACTTGCAGTGACTGCAGTGAGCAACGCGCGGCAGGAGCTTTTCGACTCCCTAACCTTTTTGGCAGAACTCGAAAAAACTATCGAGATGCTAACTGGGTGTGTGGAGCGCTACACTACTCGGCTGCTTATCGTAGACAAGCATGCACGGGTGGCCTGGAAAACATGGAAGCGGGGTGCCCTGGCGCCAAAGTCGACTGCGAACTTCGCAGACTTCTTCTCATCCTGTTGGATGGAATGGCGTTATGGCATCACACCTCTCATGTTTGACATTGATGCTCTTTATAAACAGCTCCTTGAACTCGACGCTTTAACGCACAGAGTCCGAGGAAAGGCTGATGGCCAGGATATAATTCGTAGTCTCACGACTGCGAAGGATTCTGGTGCCAGCTTTTACGCTGATGGGATTTCCGCCAACGGAGGGTGGCTGTGGAAGGTCGAAACTACGCGTTTTACGCGCGCCCGGTCTTCCGCTAAAACCCTTCTTGAGCTTGCAAGCTCATTCCGGTGCACCGTGGACCCGTTAATTTCGGGCCTTGAGGTGATCCCATACTCGTGGATGGCAGAGTGGTTCATCAATATCGGTGAGCTAATCCGTACATTCTCCCCGTTTCAACAGGGGCGAGTGGCATCTTGTAGCGCATCGTTTATCCTGGAAGGGGTGGTTAGCCACTCCTCAGTTAAACCCAGTGATGGAACGATTGTTAAGCTTCAGTCTTTTACCCCCTCACTCCTTGAGATGAGGAAAACCCAACATGTCCGTATGGAGGTTAACCCACAAATGGAGTTAAACTTCCGCGTCGAGTTGTCTTGGCGTCGGATCTTAGACCTAATCGCACTGTTGTTTTCGCGACTAGCTAAAATCCTCCGCCTCATACCTCAAGACGCAACGACATTCACCTGGAGGCACCTACGTGTCTAACTATACACCTACCGCAGATATGATCTACGACGGCGCGAGTAGCGCTGACTCGGTCTCTTTCCAACTCCCTGGCCATTCTCGGACCACACCGCACTTTGCAATTTTTGACCGCAAAGTGCCGACGGCTCGTAGTACAATGGCCGAATATCGTATTCGCATCATCCAAGGATTCTTGGATACAGAGAGCAACCGCGTTGAAAACCGGTCTGTTCTCGAGTGCGTTAACCGCATCCCCCTTGACGGGGTTGGTGTGGCTGATGCGGTGAAGGCTAACATTGGCCGCTTGGCCGTAATGTTGGCTGATCCGGCGATGGTTGACCAAATGGTCACCTCGCTGATCTTGCCCCGCTAACGATATTTCAACTCAGGAGTCACATTTATGTCGAAACAGAAATGTGCAGGTCGAGCACGCATGGCGCGCGCGATCTGTGGACAAGAGCTATTGGGTCATCTTCTCGTTGATACCCTCGGAGCTATTCAGTTGGATCGTCCTCTGTCTGATTATTTGGACATGACACCGGCCGAGTTAGTTCTGGAGGCGTCACGGGAGGCGTCGTCTGCGCTTTGCATTGACGGCGGGTTCCAAAAGTATGTAGTTTGGTCTCAAGTGCTCGGGTTCCTTAAAAAGAACACATCACTTGATATGGGGACGACCTCCCAGGGGAGACAGCAGGCCGCGATGGCCTCCTTTAACCTCTCTGAGCTGCGGTGCCGCATTAGTAACAAGCGGCTTCGCTACTATCGTCACCGTCAGTCCCGCCACCGCCTCTGTTCGATTTTAGAACAAGCGGCTCTGACCTTACAGCGAGTTTTACCAGCTGTCGAGTCAGTTTATGAGCGAGTGCTGGACCATGCAACTTTTGGGCCTGGCTCCACGTCGGGCAGCAGCTACAGTGAGCGCGCTTTGTATTACAAAGTTAGCTCGCACCAAACTGCTACCGTGCGGAGTCGCGAAGTGTTGCTCGATTACGTACGCCGAAACCCACGGTGGGTTTCTTCAAGCGCGTGCAATATTGAGTACACTGAACACGACGTTCTGGCATTCGTTCCGAAGTCTGCGAAGACTGACCGGACAATATGCAAACAGCCAAGCCTCAACCTCTTCTTGCAGAAGGGGGTCGAGAGTGTTCTTGCCGCATGTGCAAAACGTGTTGGCATTACTCTTGCAGACCAGACCCGGAATGGCGCTTTAGCCTATCTAGGTTCGGTTGGTGAGCCATTTGCTACAATTGATTTAAGTAGCGCGTCTGACTCGATTTCTTACGAGTTAGTACGGTGGTTATTGCCTCCTGATTGGTTTGCTTTACTCGACGGCTTAAGGACGACTAAGACAAAGGTTCCTGGGGGTGAGCTTATCACACTGGCCAAATTTTCAGCCATGGGTAATGCTTTCACCTTTCCATTGGAGTCTTTGATCTTCTGGTCAATCCTAACTGCTGTTCGGGACCTCAACAATGATGACGCCCCATGGCGGGTATATGGTGACGACATCATATGCTCCCAGCGCGTTGCCTTGCAACTTATCGAAGCTCTTAAGTTTGCAGGCTTCCGTACTAACGTAGAAAAATCCTACTTTTTCGGGAGTTTCCGGGAGAGTTGTGGTTTTGATTTTCTGGGTGGAGCCAAAGCAACGCCCATATACGTTAGGGCCACTCCACAGTCTGTGACAGAGGTTTATAACCTTCATAACAGGCTGCTAAATCATGAGTGGCTTAGATTTCCCTCAACCCTTCGCTTCCTTCGGGGCTGCGTACTGGATGCCCATACCGGGCCCTGGTCGCAACCACGTCGAGAACTTGGGTACTGGCGGGTTGACTTCAACCCGCAGCTTGACGCCTATTTCATTGGCGATCCTCCTTCAGAGAAGGAATGGAACGTCGATTGTCAAAGGTTTGAGTATGCCACCTCAATTTTATCGAGGGGGTATGCTCGGTTCAAGTTCGCTTCTTCGTCTGTTGCTCTACACCTGGTGTTACTAGGTGTCGCAGTAGACTGCAAGAAGGCGCAGGAGGAAATCTATTATATTCAGGACATCGCCAATCCTAAGTTACGTCAAAAGCGTGTTTCATTTGCTTATTGGCCGACGCTTAGGGAGGTCTTCCAGGATAAAATGGAGCGTCATGCACGCGGCAGTGTTACTGCCGGCGCCTGCTTTGACGTAGTGGCTTCGAACCGTAGTGTAGTCACGCGAGTGAACACACTCCTTGGGCTTCCCCAAGAAGGTTAGAAGTGTGGACTATCCAC